AAACTGAAAATGCTGCAAAGACTTCATTTGGGCAAACTTTGGGTATGTATATAGAATATTGTTTACATAAAAATACCTTAGTGAAGGATTTGCAAAAGCACGGATGGAAAATAAAAAGTATGAAGCAAAAGAGGATAAAGGCTCCTGATATTAATACAATGATGTCGATGAATCCTGAATTCAGGGAAATTATTGAGAACAAAGATTATGTAAAATACTCGGAGAGTGTTAATATACCATCTTTTGCATGAATACACAGAAATTAAGCAATGTTCCATTGTCTGACTTTCGTGATTTTTTGGAGAAGGTTGGATGCAAGAAAATATCTACAGAAGGAGGTCACGAGAAATGGACACGAAGAGATTTGCTCCGTCCTATAATATTGCAGACACATATATCCCCTGTACCTGAATTTATTATAAAAAATGCTTTGCGTATATTAGGATTGACTAAAAAAGATTTTTTTGAAATATATTTTGATGTTCGTTAAGCATTCGTTTTTTATTAGAATCGGATATAGAATTTTAAAAAAAGGAGGTGAATATGGATATGTTATCTTTAACTTATACCATTGGATGCGTGATAATAGGTGGTCTCTTGATATGGTTTAAAACACCAGCAGGAAAAGAATGGCTGAAAAACTTATAACAAGAAAGGCAGGGAAATATAAACCCTGCCATATTTTTTCATACTAAACTTAAAACTTATGAACATCAAACGAAACTGCATCTTTCTTCTGGACAAGGAGAAAGAAAAGCCTGATTCCAAACTCCGCTACAGGATCAAGTGGGACGGGAATACCGTAGCCTTCAACGTGGGTTACCGGGTAGACAATAACAAATGGGTAGCCGAAGCCCAAAGATGCAAACCAAACACTACTCATGGGAAGAAAAAGATCTCGGCAGCAACTATCAATTCGGAGATAAACCGTCTTGAAGAAATCGTCAACGACACCTTCTTCTTCTTCGAACAGACAGGACACATACCCACGTCTTCCGAATTTCGGAACGAAGTGAACAAAAGAAATGGAAAAATCGTAGAAAAGGAGGAAAAAACGTTTTTCGACTATTACCAACAATTTATCATTGAACAAGGTAAGGAAAACAGTTGGTCAGAGAACACATACAAAAGACACAAGACCACAATGAACCACCTAAAGAAATTCGCACCCGATCTTACTTTCGCGGACCTTACCCATGAAGGACTATCCCGTCTTGTGGATTACTTTATGAGCATAGAAGTGGACAATGAAACCGGGATGAAGAATTACACAGCGAAGAAGTATATCAATCTGGCAAAATGGTTCTTGAAATGGGCATCAGAAAAAGGATACAACAAAGAACTTTCATTCGTCACTTTCAAGGAGAAGCTAAAGACCATTCCGGCGAAGGTGATATTTCTTGAATGGAATGAACTTATGAGTGTATATAATGCCACATTCCCGAACGAGCCTCATCTCGAACTAGCGAAGGATGTGTTCTGTTTCCAATGCTTCACCTCGCTACGCTATTCTGATGTAAAAAACCTCAAGAAAGCCGACATCTATGACGGATATATTACCATCACTACCATTAAGACGGACGAGCCGTTAAAAATCGAACTGAACAAATATTCTAAGGCCATACTGAAGAAATACAAGGGCATAGAAGGAATATACGCGCTGCCTGTGCCGGTCAACCAAAGGATGAACAAATACATCAAAGAAATATGCAAAGCCTGTGAGATTAACGAGCCTATATGCAGAACATATTATAAGGGAGCAGAAAGGATAGACGAAATTCATCCCAAATACGAACTGATAGGAACCCATTGCGGCAGAAAGACCTTTATCTGCAACGCACTCATGCTGGGCATAGCCCCCAATATCGTAATGAAATGGACAGGTCACAGGGACTACAAGTCCATGAAACCATATATCGACATAGCTGATAAGGCAAAAGAAGAAGCCATGAACCTTTTTAACCGTTAGTCCCTTAATTAGTCCCTTTTTCTTTAAAAACACTGATTTTCAGTATCATTTGTACACCCGATGAGAATCGAAATATCGATGGTTAAACCTGTTATCCCCGTTCTAATGCCTTCTGAATGGCTTTTGAACGGGGGTATTATTATCTAAATCTTTCAGACACTACCGTAAACAGTCCCTGATTTAGTCCCCGATTTTTATATATCGGGGATCATTTTAGCACATATCCCACCATACAACAGCCAGCAAGCGACAGAAATCAAAATGGCTCCTATCGTCCAACTGATCCAGCAATATGTCTATACTACGATCCATATTGCATTGCGGTCATATACTCCCATATCTTACCTTGTGGTCCATCCTCGTCGGCAAAGTAGAACTTATGAGCACCCTTGATGATCTGCGATTCATCATAGATAGAGCACAGATCCGAATAAAAGCTATTAAAAGCTACGTACTTATCCCACTTTGTCGTTCCAGAAGGGAAAGACAGATTTTTGGTAGCGTCCTCCACTTGGTCAGCACTCCAATGGGCACCGTTCTTCTTCTCACCGCCCGGACCTGTATAGCGGATTCTCTCAATATCCATTTCCGCAAAATTTTTATCGTAGTGCGGACCGTACAAGATGGAGTGTTGCTTGCGCATAAACTCCCAATACATTGCCGGGTGTTCTTCCTTTAGCACACACAGCATGTCACTAAGACCGTCCACGCTCTGCCACATTGCCTTGTCAGAGGCAACACCGTTAGCCTTTGCATTTTTTATTAAATCCTTGTATTCCATATTCAAATATATTAAAGTTACATTTTGTTTTGTTTCATCGGATGGATTGTAACATTTTGCTGGAATTTTTAAGTGCTTTTTCCTGTCTATTTGTAACAGCAAAGTTTAGTTTACGCTATCATTTTGATTAAATCTATTCTATTAGCAACTTCTTTAATTCTATTAAATCCGCATCGGTTATCTTAATCGCACCCGTCTTGCCAAATAGAATGCTTGTTATCGGATTGTCCGGAAGTGCAAAACGGATACTCCCCTTTCCTATGGTTCCACGGATAAAGCCTTTACCAAATGGCATTTCTTCCATTTCCCGAAGCATGGAAAGCATATCGTTAAAAAGTAAATCCGCATCTACATTGCCATCCTCATCACACAAAAACAAAGCGGCATTATCTATCATGTCACCTATCCCGTCCTTTTGCTTTGCAAGGAAATTCTTCGCCCCTCTCTTGAGATACACAGATGCGACCTTTAATTGAGGATTATTCGATACAAGCCCGTCTATCCTCTCGTCAATCCATAGCTGCAATGAGTCAGCTAGCTTGTCCTTCAGTTCTGTTATATTCTTCTTAACCTCCATTACTTCTTAGATTTTTGTTGCGGTTTCCCGTTTTTCCAATCAATAAACTCCTGCCATGTCATATCGCTATGCTCCGTTACGTATTCGCGGAATAAAGCATCTCTTCTCGCTGTTTCTTCCTTGGCTATCTTAGATGTCCTCCTGACAAATGACAGCTGCTGCTCCAATACGGCCTTTCCTTCCGCAGAGCCCTCTATTCTGCCCTTGACAAGAAGAAGGACCTCTGAATTAACCATCTCCTGAATGGCCATGCTGTTATCATAATATTCCTTGTTGTTGTTAAGCACGGCTCTCTCCTGATCATTTAGCGACGAAACAATACGGTCTATCTCATCCCATATTGGAGTTGGGGTGGATACACGTTGGGGCGATGTAATACCCGGCACCTGTTTTAATGCCTGAAGCTTCTGTGTATAAGCCTCATTCTCTTGCGCCAGTCTTTCCAGACTTCTTCCCGTAGATAATAATGGATCGCTTTCAAACATTCCCATAATAATTTTTTTGTTAGTGGTTAAATAAAGAAAGTGGCATCGCCCCCGAAGGGGCTTACCACTAACGTTTCTTACTCTTCCTTATGCGCTTGGTGTTGCGCTTGTCTGAGTACGGCAATTGCATCCGTAAGGATTCGCCCCCTCCAGCACTGTCACTGTCGGGGTTGATGGTAAACCCACTACGCCATAGATTGCACGACAGGTCTTTCTGTCCGTGTAGCACATGCTTTCTTTCAAGACACTTTCCATGCCCATCTGTATAATCTTGTTTTGGTACAGATTGGCCACTTCCATTCCATAGACCTTTTTGTCAAGCTCACAGAACTTGGCAGAATAGCGTTCGTTCAATGTGTCGTAAAGATCACGTTGCCCCTTGTACAAACCGAATGCGGCTGTATTCAATTTGTCAGTCTGTACATCGTACAAATCACGCATGGATTTATACAAACCAAAATCTCCGTCCACTTGAGATTTCCAAATCTGGAATTTCTCATTAACATCCACATCACGATGAGCGTACATCTGCTCTTGAGTGTTGACTTTAAGCCCCCAAATGGTGTTAGTTAAGGCTAAAGCCTCATCACAACCTTTCTCCCATGCTTGGAAAGCGGTAGGAGCAACACCGGTACGACCGGAAATAGCATCACTGACTGTGTTGATATTCACGTTTTCAGGCATACCACCGCCAATGCCACCACGGCGGCCCCATAGTGCAGCTGCTCCCAAAACGGCACCACCGATGCCGAAACCTAACGCTGTCCCGGCAAGCCCCTTGGATGCGTACTTATCATGATTCTCATCATGTACGTACTCCTTCTCTTTAATTACTTGCTTTACTTCTGCTTCCATAAACTTATAAATTTTGGATTACGGTCAATATTGACCGCTCACAAATGTCCGTACAAGTCACTTGCAGATAAAGTAATTACTTGCTATATACTTGCTAATTACTTTCCAATTGCTTGCAACTGTCCATTTTCTTAATTTTTGGCGGTTCGAGCGAATAAACGATACACCTTGTCGGGTACGGTTGATGAATCTGCCAATTTCATGGTCAGTCAGCATTTTGGATAACGCTAACACAAGAAGATATCTTGCATCGGCGCATTCCTCTTTGTTGCTGGCTAATATGTCAGCCTCAACAAGACCGGTAACATCACACACAACACCTATTATATCCTTATACAGTTCCTCTAATTTCATTTTTATTTCGGTTTTTGAAAACAAAACACCCGAAGTGTTTGTTATTGCCAATGAAGGCCGCAACAACACCACGGGTGTTTATCTCCTTATCCGACTGTCAATCCTTTCAGGAGGCGGCTTTCTTTTTTTTCTAAGCCGCAAAAGAATCACTTTTATTATATGAGTTTCTATTATATGCCACACTTCTACCTGTGGCGGATAATACTTGATGTTGCTATCTCATCTTGCACCTCCCTTCTTCTTTATCAACCAAATGACTACGATTAGTAATACTAATATAATACCTATAGATAACTCTCCTAGTTCTAATTTCGTCTTCTGCCACCATGTTAATTCCTTCTCCACAGGATAGGGAACCCCTACCTCTTTCTCCTTCTCTATATAGGCTGTATCGCGAATTGTCCTGTCACGGTAGACTATATGCCATTTGTCAACGATTACTGAATCGCCTTTCTCTCTTATATAGACAGAATCCTGAATGTGGATGGAGTCACGTTCATGTACGGTAAGATAAATACTGTCAGTCCTTATTGTTTCTACCGGAACATACCTTATACTCCGGCATGACCCAAACAGCAATAGCAATGCTATCCCTACTGCAATCCATATATAGATCCTTAGTTTCATAGCAGGTCCCATCCCTTATAGATATCCTCCATTACGGCAGGAACACCATTCTCAACATAAGATATAGCAGCAGCCAAAGAGCACATCGTATCTTTATCCTCAATGTCTGGAACATATACTGAAGGTACCTGCATATCCTGACATACCCGTCTGATGTAAGCCCCTGTATTGTTCTCTGTCTGTGGGGCCCATCTTGTAATAAAGTCTGCAATACAAACACAGTTGTGTCTCCTTCTGTAATTCTGCAATGTACGGATTAAAGCACGATAACCCCATTTCATTTCTACAAACTGAAAAAACTCCTTGTCTGTCTGTTTCTCTCTCAATCCCTGCCATTTATCCGTTGTTATTCGGATATTACCCGGATTGTTGTTTCTCAAACCTCTTGGTAAACTCTTCATTTCTTTCCCTCCTTTTCTTTTAATTGCTCTATTAAATTATTAAACCGGCTGTTAATATAAATGCTGATGCCAAAAACACTACCGGCATACAACAGACATTGAGCAAACAACCACAATACACTGTCGTGTATCTGACCCATAGGTTCAGAGCATACAAAGCCAGCCACAGCCAAGGACGCTCCCAGTACAAGCATCCCCACAGCGGTTGAATACTGAATGTTTTCTTTTGTCTCCTTTCTCATTGTGCAATAATTTATATGACTTTCTATCCTTTTTTTTAATACCATCAATTACACGTTTTGGATTACCCGATTTTTAAACTAACCTTTATTTTGTATGACAAAAAAAGAGCCTGCCACGGAAATTAATCCGTAACAGGCTCTTGATTTTAAGAGATAGATAACCGGCAATTAATGTCGGTTACCGTGATAGAATCTTATAGCCTCATTGACATATAATGATACCGATTGCTCCTTATCTAAGATAGCAGCTACATCCTCCTCTATCGTGACAAATATTTTTCTTACACCTCTAACCTTGGGACGTCTTGGCACATCATTGCTGTCCAATATCCTATATATCGTTTGCTCAGACTTTATATCTGTTTCCTTCATTATCTCCTTGATAGCCATCCCGTCCTTATATAGGGACAATACCCTAGACTCTTGATCTAGGGTAATAGATCGTCTTCTTGCCATAATTAATATGTTTTATAACATTTATAATTTGTTGCTCGTTAATTCAAAAAGTTGCACCTTTGCATCGGACATCAACGATGTTAGTCGCACTTCGGTGCGTGGATTGAAACGACATTAAAAATGTCATTGTGGCTTAAACCACATTTTAATATTTAGGGCAGCGAAGAAATTCGTTGCCCTAACTTTTTATTTATAAAATCTCAATTTTGGTATAGTATGCATTCATCTTCCCAAAGAATGATTCTATTTTTGCTCTCTGATAAGAAGACATTTTGTTATAAATGACATTTTTGTCATCTTCTCTTAAGTAGTATTCCTTTTCACCGTCTGTGAGATTGATAACTATATTAATTGCTCTACCACTGTATGAATCTGTAAATTGAATTTTTGTCTTCATAGTCTTACGCCGCTTATCCGTTGCCGCCGGTTCTATTATTATCTGTTGTTTATTATCACAATGCAAATATACTACATTGTGATATAACAGCAAAATAAATCACAATATATTTTCTTATATTGTGCAATATTTAACATTTAAATACAAAAAAAAGAACGACCGCCAGCGAAAAGCACAGCAGCCGTTCAATCCACGCTCTACTCTCTATCCCATTCTCTCGAGAAGACAATAGCAAAGATATCAATTCTAAAACGAAATACAAAAAGAAAATTATATTAATTAGTTATAAGGAGCCAATTTTGAAACAAAAACCAATCTTCTTAAAAAATTGCCATTAATGCAATATTTTTTACTTGCAAGATGAATGAAGAGAATTAATAGAACGGCAAGACTGGCGAGTTTGTATTTTTATTGACAGGAAACGAATTTTATGGAATGGGATCGGAAAAACAAGTATAAAACAGATAGCTTTTATAGATTTCTACTGCCTGATGTATTTTTCCGGGGATTTTTGAGATTTTATTTGATTTTGTTTTACATTTCTACGTTTAGAATACTTCTGGTTAGCCCTTGTCAGATCCTTGATGATCGTTTCATCAAACACCTCGGAATATATCTCTGTTGTCTTGACCGATGTATGCCCCAAGAGTTTTTGGACGGTGGTTATCGGAACGCCTTGATGTACCAACAGAGTAGCACAAGTATGACGACTTGTATGGTAGGTAAATTTCTTGCTGATATGCGCCATCCTTCCCAATTTCTGCAATGTCCGATTAGTGTCCGAATTGCAACCTAATGCAGCCAGTTGTTCGATGCTGTCGTATTTCCGCATTATACCCAGAGCCTTCCCGTTAAACAGCAGATATAGCGGAATATTGAGTTTTACGTCTGTTTTGATGCTATTCATAACTAGCCATTCCTTTCCATCAACTGTTACGAGATTTTTATAAGTCAATTGCTTGAAATCAGAGAATCTCAATCCGCAATAGCAGCAGAAGAGAAATGCGTCCAGTATGTGCCGGCTGTTGTTCTTCCTGTCCGGCAGTTCAAGATTCTCCAGCTTCTCCAAGTCTGCGGGCATCAAGAAGTTATGTTCCTTCTTCTCTTTCTTGATCTTGAACTTACGGAAAGGGTATGCCTCCTGTAATATATAACCTTCGTTTATTGCTTCGTTGACCAAGGTACGCAGTATTCTCATGTGTTTTCCGACTGTGTTTACTTTCAGATTCTTGTTTCGCAAAAATGCGTCAAACTCTTTCAAAAACGTATAATTTATATCAGTAAACTCTATCACGTTCCGGAATTCCTTCAAAGTGGCTACCGTGCCCAGCATGTTATCCTTGGTTCCCGGTTTCCTATCTGAATTCTCTATCGTTTGTATCGCAAACTTTAAAAACGACACAACTGGTTTAATTCCCTTTTTTACAGCCTCCTTTAACGTGGAAAGGTTTGATTCAAGCCCTCTTTTCCAATAGCTAAGTTCTATAGCCTGCAACTCCAGTATTTTTTCGTATAGCATTGCGTTAAGTTCATTTGACTGCGGATGGTTGATAACTTGGGCACCATCCTTACTCCAACACTCCGGTTTTAGGTAGATATTTGTTTTAAAATATGATTTTCGCTGGTTAAGATAGGCTTCAATCTGTACTAATGCGGTTCCCTGTCGATTTAGTCTGTTTTGTCGGTTATAAACCAAACGGTATCTGATCTTCTCTAACATACTCAACTTTTTGTTTTAAAGTTAAAAAAATCTTCTGTATTTACAAAATAAACCACAAAAAATGCTTCTGGGAGGACTTCTGCCAACAAATGGAATAAAACGAACTGAATATTATGAAACAATACGGCCAGGAGTATCATTTAGTATAGGTGCTCCTACCAATGAATTCGTATATGTCAGCCATAATGACGGAGAAATGATGATTTATGTTGATTCTACCGGCATTGTTACGAAGATATTCTCTAGTGCTGATAAAATTATATCTATATCACTAAAGGATAATCAGATTATGATAACTGCTATAAATTATGACCTTATAGTTACGATTCGTGTACTCTCTTTTTAACATGGATTTTATCTAAACAAAGAGCTGGGAGAACTAATGAACAGTTTGAAGCTGTTCCCGTTTATGCCCAAAGGTATATTAAGTACAGACGAAGAGGTAAATAGTGCAACTGCAAGCGGAATGTATCATGTATCCGGACGAGACGGAATTAGTGTTGTTTCAGATTATTCCATAATGATAGTTTTTAACGATGGACAAGGATATGTCATTCAAATGACATTCCGTCTAGGTAAGGATGTTGTTGGTTTCCGCCGTAATTATGATGGGAAATGGGGAGATTTTAGGTCTTTTGTATTGGCTTCTTAGAAACATGGATTACCTTTGCACCGCACATGGCGTTGTGCATATCAGGATCGGGTGGCACCGGCTTGTACCGGACCACCCGTTTTTTAATCATGTCAGAAGTAGTTATCTGAGATCTTATATGTAATAAAACACAAAAGTTCCATAGTTAATGGCTGTTAGATTCTTTATTAAAATGTTACCGTTGTCAGACTCTTTATAAAGAGCTATTTTCCCACTATTAGAAGATTTATTGGTTGTAAAATAATTATCGATATTCTGTGTTATTAGCATTATATTAGATGATCCTGAATTGCAAAAAAACACACATGATGCAGATGTTGCATTAATTTTAAAACGTATTAATCCTGTATTCACACCAGTATCTATTATCTCATTTGCTCCAATATTCATTTCCTTACATTTTACCAATCTATTTTCCAACAGTTCTTCCAGTACTGAGGCATTGGCTTTCAACGCCTCACTT